TGACAAACTGACCGCGCGCCTGCGCGAGACCCAGCGCCGTGAGCAGGCAGCCTTGGAATACGCCAAGAGCGTCCAGGCCCGTGCCACGCAGCTTGAGCAGCAGTACATGACGGTGGATGGCGAGCGCCTGGGCGAGGCCAATGGCCGTGTTCAGACGCAAGTGGTGGCTCTCAAGCAGATCATCCGCAAGGCCCGCGAAGAAGGTGACATTGACACTGAAACGGAAGCCCAGCAGCGTCTCACAACGCTGACCATGGAGCAAAGCCAAATCAATGTTGCTACTCAGCAACGCGAACAACAAGTCCAGCAATGGAATTACCAACAGCAAGTTGCCGCCCAGCAGGCTGCCCAGCAGCCTCAGGTGCAAGTGCAGCAGGAGGTTGACCCTCGAGTAGAGGACTGGGCCGAGCGAAACCCCTGGTACGGGCGCGACACTGCCATGACCCATGCAGCGTGGGGAATCCATCGCCAGTTGATTCAAAGCGAGGGATTTGACCCAAACAGCAATGAGTACTATGATGAGCTAGACAACCGCTTGAAGCAGACCTTCCCCCAGAGACTGGGTGGGGGTCAGCAGCAAGCGCAAACTAACAGGACCGCCAGAACCGTGCAAACGGTGGGACCTGCATCCCGATCATCGGGTATCAACAACGCACGCCGCACTGTCAAGTTGACCCCAAGTCAAGTTGCAATTGCCAAAAAGCTGGGTGTTCCTCTCGAGGAATATGCCAAGTACGTAAAGGAGTAAGACCATGTCAGACGTTAAATTGCCTACCCTCAATCGCACTTCTCGCGGGCTCGAATCCCGGGAGAAAGATGCGCGACGTAAGCCTTGGGCTCCCCCTTCACGACTGGATGCGCCACCTCCACCTCCTGGATATAAGCACCGTTGGATTCGGGCTGAAGTTGCGGGTAAAGACGACCGCACGAACATCTCTGGAAAGCTCCGCGAGGGGTATGAGCTGGTTCGTGGGGACGAGTACCCCGACTTTCATGTCCCAACAGTAGAAGACGGCCGACATGCTGGTGTTATCAGCGTGGGAGGCTTACTTCTTGCACGTATCCCGAATGAGACACTGGAAGAACGCAGTGCGTATTACCAAGGTCGAGCGAATGACCAATTACAGGCGGCGGACAACGAGTTGATGAAAGCGAATGCCCACAACAGCATGACCATTCAACGACCCACACGTCAGTCTCGCGTTTCTTTTGGCGGCTCTAACAAGAGCTAACAGAATTCACTTTTAAGGAAATGACAAATGGCTAATACTGACAAGGCTTTCGGCTTTCGTCCTATTGGCAATCTTTCTGCTACTGGTGCACAAAAACAGTACGGATATGAGATTGCTGATAACCAAGCTGGAACAATTTTCCAAGGCGACTTGGTTGCTCTTGCATCTGGTTTCATTACGAGGTTTCTCCCTGCTACACACACTGCTGCGGTAGGCGTGTTTAACGGTTGCAACTACATTGATCCCACCACAGGAAAACCCACGTTCAAGAACTTCTATCCAGGTTCTGTCAACATCACAGCAGGTAAAATTGTTGCCGATGTGATCGACGATCCTAGCCAGTTGTTTTTGGTTCAGTGTGATGCAGGTTTCGTTGCTGCGGATGTGGGCAAGAATGCAGACGTGATCGGTACAGGCGGAAGCACCACCACTGGTGTGTCCACCATGGAACTGAACTCTTCTACGCTTGCTACTACAGCCGCTTTGAACCTAAAGACGGTAGGTTTGTACAACGTCCCAAGTAACGAGTACGGCTCTTTTGCCGTGGTGGTAGTTAAGATCAACGAACACGTGTACGGTAGTGCCGGTGTTGCTGGTCAATAAGGAGAACATAAATGGCAATTTCACGTGCACAACTGGTGAAAGAGCTTGAGCCTGGTCTCAATGCTTTGTTCGGACTCGAGTACAAAAACTACGAGAATCAACACACCCAAATCTACGCCATCGAATCTTCTGACCGCGCGTTTGAAGAGGAAGTGATGGAATCGGGCTTTGGCGAAGCTCCCGTAAAGACTGAAGGCTCGGGCGTTTCATACGACCAGGCGCAAGAGGTCTACACGGCTCGCTACACCCACGAGACTATCGCTTTGGCGTTCTCGCTGACAGAAGAAGCTGTTGAAGATAACCTCTACGACCGCTTGTCTGCCCGCTACACCAAGGCTTTGGCTCGTTCCATGGCTCAGACCAAGCAGATCAAGGCTGCGGCTGTGCTCAACGGCGCTTTCACCACCTCCATCGGTGGCGACGGTGTTGTTCTGTGCGCAACCAACCACCCTACCCTGTCAGGTCCGAACCTGGCCAACACCCTGGCTACACCTGCCGACTTGTCCGAGACCTCCTTGGAACAGTCTTTGATCGACATTCAAGCGTTCACCGATGAGCGTGGTTTGAAGATTGCGGTGCAGGGCTTGAAGCTGATCATCCCTAAAGAGTTGCAGTTCACGGCTGACCGTATCCTCAAGTCCACACTGCGTGTGGGCACTGCGGACAACGACGTCAACGCGATCCTCAACATGGGCATGGTGCCTCAGGGCTACGTGGTCAACAACTTCCTGACCGATCCAGATGCGTACTTCATCAAGACTGACGCTCCTAACGGCATGAAAATGTTTGAGCGCGTTACCTTGAAGACTGGTTTTGAAGGCGACTTCGACACCGGCAACGTGCGCTACAAGGCCCGTGAACGCTACAGCTTCGGCTTCAGCGATCCCCGTGGCATATTTGGCTCACCTGGCGCTTAATAGGTTCAGTACGGTAGAGGTGACTGGCCTGCCACTAGGGCTCCTTCGGGAGCCCTTTTTATTTGTTGCGCCTCATTTTAAACCGTGATATATTGCAACTATTCCGGGGTCATCCGGTGTTCTGACAGTCCCGGCTGACGACATGCAGACAGAACACCCTCACTTGCATGTAAGGAAAAATCATGGCATCAACCACCTTCTCCGGCCCAGTCACGTCCACCAATGGTTTTGTTGGCAATCTTACGGGCAACGTCACAGGTAACGTCACAGGTAACGTCACAGGCAATATTGCAGGAACCGGCCGCGTCACGCATGCTACGACCGCCGCAATCAATGCCACTGCAACCGCCACTGCTGCTGAAGTTGCTACTGGCTACATTACTTCCACATCTGCTGCTGCAACCGCCATTACTTTGCCAACTGGCACTTTGCTTGGAGCAGCACTGGGAGCAGTTAAGGGCACAATTTTTGACCTGTACATTGACAACACCGGTGGCGCAAACACAGTGACTATTGTTGTTGCTGTGAACGGTATTTTGTCTAGCGCTGCTGCAGACACTCCCGGTTCCTTTGGTGACTTGACCGTTGCTTCGGGTGTTACAGGCCTGGCCCGATTCACGCTGATGTTCTCCAGCGCCACCGCATACGTCTTCACACGTACCGCTTAACCAGGAGCTGACATGAGCAGCAGCAATATTCAGGCAGTCACAAAGACTGTCGACGCGCATGCCGTTGCGGGTCGCACCCGGGTAGCCGGCATTTATTTCACAAACACGGCAACGGCCGGAACAATTACGCTAAGGAATGGTAGTGTTGTTGGGGCCACAGCATTGCTGACCCTCACCACCGCTGCTGTGGCCGGAGCCACTGACATTCTTTTGCCGGACATGGGAATTCTTTTTGACTCAGGGGTGTTTATTGATGTCTCTGGCGTGGAGATTACCAGCGTGACGTTGTTCTTTTATGGTGGAGCCGCGCAGTAATGGCTAAGAAAGCGCCATCCCTTTCGGTTGGTCGTGGTGAGAAATTGCCCGTCTCCAAAGGGGCGGGCTTGACTGCCAAAGGCCGTGCTAAGTACAACGCAGCAACAGGAAGTAATTTGAAGGCCCCCCAGCCCAAAGGCGGTAAGCGCAAGGACTCGTTCTGCGCGCGCATGAGCGGCATGCCGGGACCCATGAAAGATGAAAAAGGCAAGCCTACCCGCAAGGCGGCTGCTTTGGAGCGCTGGAAATGCTGATGGACATTAACTTAATCTGGTCAACCGTTTTATCCGTTGCACTCGGCGGATTGTGGTTTTTCATTCGTGAAAAAATTGAAGAAGTCAAGCGGATAGACATACTGTTGAACAAAACACGCGAGGAGATTGCCCGTGATTACGCGACTAACACAGAAGTGCAAAGAGTTACTGACCACATTGACCAACGCTTTAATCGGCTTGAAGCAAAAATTGACCAACTTATTCAACAAGCAAAGTAAGGAGTAGATATGGCGACCTCAAAAATGAAAATGGTTAAAAAAGACGGCAAATCAGTGCCCTCTTTTGCGGCCGACGGTGTTGGCAAGATGAGAAAAGGCGGCACGCCCAAGAAGATGCAAATGGGCGGTCCTGCTGGCGGCATGCCAATGCAGGGCGCAATGCCTCCCGCGCGCGGCCCCATGCCTCAAGGGATGCCCCAGGGAGCGCCTCAAGGCATGCCTCCTGCAATGAAAAAAGGTGGCTCGGTAGGCATGCACAAGATGCCTGGGGGCAAGATGATGAAAGATTCTGACATGGGCGACAAGATGGGTCGTGCTGTTAAACGTAAAACGGCCGACGTCAAGGGCCGTGCAATGAAAAAGGGGAAATAACATGACTGGACGTGGAATGGGAGCCGCTACGCGCGGTGGTGGTGCTGTTGAAAGCGGCCCCGCAAACAAGATGATGTCGGAACCCAGTAAAAAAACTGGCGTCCCCATGATGGCCAAGGGCGGCATGGCCAACAAGGGCAACATCAATGAGCACAAGCGCATGGCCATGGGCAAGCCCATCGGCAAAATGGGCGGGGGCATGATGTCCAAGGGCTACGCTGCAGGCGGCATGGCCAAGGGCATGATGTCTGGTGGCATGATGTCCAAGGGCTACGCGGCCGGCGGTGCTGCTAAGAAGATGGCCAAACGCGCTAAGTAATGGCATACCTCATCAGCAACATTCCGTACTTTAAATGCTGGGTCAGACGCGAGTTTACTCACATGCATCAGAAGTACCATGGCGAGTACTTGCACGCAAATGTCATTGCGGTCAACGTCATGCCGGATCGTTGCTTGAGTTTTCAGCTTGTATTTACGGGGTGTGAAAGCCACGTAGATGGTTCTGAAAACGTGCATGGGGGAGCCATGTGGGCGCGCATGCCGATCACTGCGCTGGTGGGAGATATTCCACTGGAAGGGTGGCCGGAGCGCATGCCTACCCATTTAGCGCAACCTTGGGATTGTCCATCTCACCATCACACGGTGATCAAGTTTGCCAGGACCAGTCCCAGCCCTTGGTTGTGCAAAATAGATGGGGAGTTTCACACAGGCAGGTACCTGTTTACCGTAGACTATACGGAGAGCGAGGTGGCTGATTGTCCTGCGCAGCACAAGCAGAGTCATGTTTTGGTTCTGACAGATGCAGGCAAGTGGACAGGCAACATTGTTGCTCTGCCCAATAATCGTGTCAGGGTCACAAGCCCTGCGTTTTGGCAAACAGGGGAGGGTGCTCCAGACTTCAGGCCCAGCCAGTGGATACACTGCGCGGAGCAAGATGACTCGTACATGGACGCACAGGCGACATTTGACAACTTGTACAGCGAATGACAACCTCCAACACAACCACCTTTGACCTGTCGATTGATGACTTAATCGAAGAGGCGTTTGAGCGCTGTGGCATGCGGCCGACCAGTGGGTATCAGCTCACGTCAGCTCGTCGCTCGCTCAACTTGCTGTTCCTCGACTGGGCCAATCGCGGGTTGAATTTGTGGACCATTGAACAGGCCACTTATGCCCTAGTGCAGGGGACCAGCAGCATTTCGTTGCCCACTGATGTGGTAAATGTGCTTGAGGCCATCATTCGCCAAAACAACCAAGGCATCAACACAGACGTCTACATTGAGCGCATCAGCCGTGAAGACTACCTCAACGTGCCGGATAAAACCACGCAGGCCCGACCTGCTCAGTTTTATGTAGAGCGCACCAATACCCCCAAGGTGTATTTTTATCCGGCAGCGGACCAGAACTACACCTTCGTGTATTACCGCATTCGGCGCATTCAGGATGCAGGCGCGTACACCAACACGTCTGATGTAAATTTTAGATTTTTGCCATGCCTGGCGTCGGGCCTGGCCTACTATCTATCGCTCAAGTTTGCTGCTGACCGCGTGGCCGCGCTCAAGGCAATCTACGAAGAAGACTTCCTGCGCGCAGCGATGGAAGACCGAGACACTGCCAGCGTGCAGTTCGTACCGGACTTGGGGGTATGACGTGGCCTTTGCAACTGGCATATATTCATACGGGCTGTGCGACTACTGCGGACAGCGGTACAAGTACAACAACCTGCGCAAAAACTGGCGCGGGTTTATGGTGTGCCCGGATGACTACGAGCCAAAAGAGCCCCAGCTTGAGCCGTTGCGCTACCGGGGCGACGCCATTGCATTGCGTGACCCAAGACCCGACCGTATTGAGCCTGTGTCCGTCTTTGTTGGCGCACCAGGCTTTACGGCCTTTCAAAGCTACGGCAGCGTCCGAGGTGGCACCAACATGCAACCGTATGTCCAGGACCAGGCGCTCATTGCGCAAGGCGTTGTCGGATCAGTGACAGTGAGTATCACATGACCTACAACGAACTTGTCACCAACATCAGAAACTATACCGAGGTGAACAGTAACGTGTTTACCAGTGCGGTAATAGATACCTTTATCACTATGGCGGAGAACCAGATTCTTCGTGAGATTGACCTGGACGTCTTCAAGCTGGAGGTCACAGGCAGCATGACCCAGGGCAACAAGTTCCTGACCGCTCCTACGGACCTTCTGACGCACCGGTACATGATTCTGACGCCCACCAGCGGCGACCAACTATTCCTGGACTTCCGGGACACGTCCTTCATGAAAGAGTATTGGGCCAATGGCACCACGCAGGGCACGCCCAAGTATTATTCTGTGTGGGACCAGAACACGTTTTATATTGCTCCAACGCCAAATCAAAGCTACAGCGTGGAGCTGGGGTACATCTACCGTCCAACGCAGTTGTCGTCGGCCAATTCGACCACTTGGATCAGCAATAATGCCCCTGAGGCTTTGTTGTACGCGTGCCTGATTCAAGCCTATAGCTACACGAAAGGACCTACTGAAATGATGCAGTACTTTCGCAATGCCTATAAAGAGGCCATTCAAGGTCTGGGCGCAGAGCAACAAGGCCGTCGCCGCCGTGACGAATATCGTGATGGCATGCTTCGCATCCCACTTAAATCGGATTCACCTGGACCATGATCACAGCATCAGCACCCGTACATGTAGGCAGTGTTTTTGTCGAAACCACGCAATCGCGTGGTTGGACGGCGGAAGAGTTGGCCGCGCGTGCCGCCGACAAGATCATCTACGTTGGCGATCAGTCTCACCCGGCGGTGCAGGCCCAGGCAAGAGCTTTCAAGGACAGCGTCAAGCAGGTTGTGGCGTTTTATTTGAGAGAGGCGGTTGAACAGGACCGAGCAACTATCGCCCTGCGCCTGCGCGAGGCAGGTCACCCCGACTTGGTTCATTTGTTAGGAGATTAAAAATGGCATTTTCAGGCAATTTCATGTGCACCAGCTTCAAAGTGGAGCTGATGAGGGCCGTGCATAACTTTACAACCAGCACGGGCAACACGTTCAAGCTGGCGCTGTACGACAACAGTGCATCGTTTACTGCAGCGACGACCGCCTATACGGTCACCAACGAGGTGGCCGCTTCAGGCTCGTATGTGGCGGGCGGTGGCGCGTTGACCAACGTCACGCCAACGTCTACGGGAACCACTGCGTTCACGGACTTCGCTGACTTGTCGTTCACCAGTGCCACCATCACGGCCTTTGGCGCGTTGATTTACAACGACACGGCTTCGGGCGACCCCACTGTTTGCGTTTTGGATTTTGGCGGTGCAAAGACGTCCACCAGTGGCACTTTTACCATCATCTTCCCAACTGCCGACTCCACCAACGCCATCATCCGCATTGCCTGATGAGGAGCACATGTGGCTGATGTCGTTGTTGCCTTTCAAGGCTGGAATGCGTCCGGCGTAGGCTGGGGCGAACAGCCCTGGGGAGAGGGTGTTCTCGACATCAAAGCCACTGGGGCCGTAGGCTCCGTGCAGGTGACCGCTGACGCGGTCGTTTTACTTTCTGGGGTAAGCGCAACAGCCTTTTTGGGTGCGGTTACTGTCACGGCTAACGCTGATGTCAGCGTTACGGGCGTAAGCGCAACGGGCCAGGTAGGCTCGGTGACCATGACGGGTACCGCCAACGTCACGCTCACGGGCGTGCAGGGCACGATGGCCCTGGGCAACGTCACGGTAGCCGCCAACGCGGATGTGTTTGTTACAGGCGTGCAGGCCACGGGCCAGGTAGGCTCGGTATCCACTCAGGGGGCCGCTAACGTGTCTGTCACCGGTGTTGCCGGCACGATGGCCCTTGGTTCGGTGTCCATTCAGGGGACAGCAAATGTGCCTGTTACAGGGTTGCAGGCCACGGGATTTGTTGGCAGCGTCACGACGGCAGCCAACGCAAGCGTCTTTGTCACGGGTGTTTCTGCGCAGGGTCAGATTGGAAGCGTATTGGTTTGGAACGTAGTAGATGACAATCAGACGCCTAACTGGCAAAATGTGAACGATTCACAGTCAGGTAATTGGGTCGTTGTCAACGACGGAAATACAGTGACTTGGACTCAGGTCCCAACGTAAAGGAAAGAACATGCCAAGCAGTTATTCAAGCAGTCTTAAAATTGAGTTGATGGCCACAGGTGAGAACTCAGGCACTTGGGGCACCAACACCAATACCAACCTGGGCACGGCCATGGAGCAGGCCGTCATTGGCTATGGCAACATTGATTATGTGTCGGACGCCAACCTGACCATCAGCATCACCAACAGCAGCGCGTCCCAAGCATCACGGTGCCTGGTCCTCAACGTGACCTCCGTGTTTGGTGCCCTGACGGCCACGCGCGAGCTGATTGTTCCCACCAGCCAGAAACAGTACATCGTCCAGAACAACACGACCGGTGGCCAAAGCATCACGGTGAAGACTTCTGCCGGCACAGGCATCACCGTAACCAACGGCCGCAAAGCTCACCTGTACGTAGATGGAACAAACGTCATCCAGATGTTTGACTTTGTCGACATCAATGGTGGTGCAATTGACGGCACGCCCATTGGCGCGTCGTCCGCGTCTACCGGTGCGTTCACCACATTAACAAGTAACGGAGCAACAACTTTTACCGCAGGCACTGCTTCAACCACTACCGGGACAGGAACACTTGTAATCACAGGTGGTTTAGGGGTAAGCGGAAGAATTAACGCAGCCAACTTTGATGGAATTATTGGTGCTAATACTGCGGCTGCTGGGTCGTTCACCACGCTCAGTGCTACGGGCGTTGCAACATTTTCTGCTGGAACAGCGGCACTTCCCGCCATCACCACGACAGGCGACACAAACACGGGCATATGGTTTCCAGCGGCTGACACTATTGCCTTTACTGAGGGTGGCGTGGAGTCTATGCGTATTACCTCCAGCGGTAACTTGGGAGTGGGTGTTACGCCTAGTGCTTCTAACTTAGTAACACTTCAATCCGAATATGGATTGTTTACAGGAAACGCCCAAGTAAATATATTACAAAACGCATATTACAACAGTGGTTTTCTTTTTACTGGTACAGGCTACGCTACTCAATATCAACAATTGAGTGGACAACATATTTGGAAAACTTCTACCGCATCTGGCACAGCAAATAACGCCATCACCTTTACCCAAGCAATGACGCTTGATGCAAGCGGTAACTTGGGGATTGGGACGACTTCGCCATCACAAAAACTTGATGTTTCTGGTGGTAATGCACGAATTAGTAGTGGTTCAAGTACCGCTGATTTGCTGATGGTAGATACAGGAACAACTAGCGGTAATGTGCGTTTGCGTAGCGAATCAAACGCTATGAAGTTAGTTACTGGAGGTGGTGTTAGTGCAACTCTCGACTCCAGCGGTAACTTGGGTATTGGGACGACTTCGCCTACACAGAAATTAACTGTTAATGGTGTTGTTGCATCAATAGGCCCAGCCACCGCTTTAACGGCATCTTCTTTCTTTATTGATTACCTAACATCGCAAAATTTAGGTAGGTTAGCGGCAGTTGGAAATACAACTGGTACGGCGGCTCCATTGTATTTTTCGCAATACTCATCCAATGCTTCTGTTGGCAGGGATGCGATGATTATTGACTCCAGCGGTAACTTGCTGGTGGGGGCTACGATAAATGTTTCTGGAACTCCAAAAGTTGCTGTTAACGGAAGCATTCAGACTGATTGGGGTCAATTCCGTGTTGCAACAGTATATGACAATTCCTACCGTCAAGGTTTGTATTTTGATAGCTCAGCTAGAAATATGAATATATTTTCTACCACTAACGACAGTGGTGGCAATATCCTATTCAGCACAAGAAATGCCGCAGGATCAAGCGATGCTGATTACGGCACAGAACGAGCCCGTATCGACTCCAGCGGTAACTTGGGATTGGGTGTTACGCCAAACATAACCTCTTTAGGCGGCACATACGCTTTGCTTGCGGTTGGAAAAGCAAGTGGGTCTGGCATTATTATGGGGCAGACGGATTTAACTGCCGCCGATTCAACCGCCGCTCAATTTTTAGGAAAGACTACAGGCGCTTCTGGGTATCAATTGCTTGGTGGAATGCTTGTCCAAACAGATGGGTCGTCCACTACCAATGCTGTTGGCAGATTGACTTTTTACACGGCGACTGGTGGTTCACTTAGTGAACGAGCCCGCATCGACTCCAGCGGTAACTTGGGTGTTGGGACTACAAGTCCTGCAACTCGCTTGCATATCTCAGGCGCTGGCCCTGTGACATTCCGCATTAACGACACAAACACAAACAGTTGGGACATTACAAACAATTCATTTCTTTCGTTTACTCGTGGTTCAACTGAAGCCATGCGTATCGACTCCAGCGGTAACTTGCTGGTGGGGACTACTGATTCTTCCGGAACAATTGGAGCAGGATTTAAAGTATTGGGAGGCCGTCCTGTTGTTGTTAATGCGGCATCAACAGATGGAGCTGCGACTGTTTATGAGGCATATTCAACTGGTGCGGCGGCATATCGTTTTTATGTTGGCTTGGGTGGGACTATTTTTGCCACATCTGCTGTCATCACACCAATAACCTCTGATGAGCGTTTAAAACAAAACATTGTTGATTACAGCAATGGACTGTCTCAAGTATTGGGGTTGCGTCCACGATATTTTGAATACAAAAAAGAACCCGGCAGAAAAATGGCTGGATTTATTTCGCAAGAAGTACAAACAGTTATGCCAGAGGCCATCGTACCAACGCTGGAAGACCCAGAGATGATGACCTATTCAATTGATTGGTATCCCTTGTTTGTCAAAGCCATCCAAGAACAACAATCCCTCATCACCCAACTTACCGCCCGTATAACCGCTTTAGAAGGAGCATAAACCATGTCAACAATAGTTTGGAACATCAGCGCAGTTTAAAAATGAACCACACCCCCGTTGATCTGTATCACCAAGCGTATGCTCACCTTCATTCGGGTGACTATGCCACGGGGTTTCGTTTGTTTGAATACCGCTGGCATCCAGATGCAATTGCAACGCTTGATGAGCCTTTTGAGAAGTACACCCCATCGCCCGTGTGGAAGGGTGAGCCGCTTCAAGGAAAGTCAATCGTTGTCCAAATGGAAATGGGCTATGGTGACTGCATCCAATTCATGCGTTTCCTGCCCATCCTGAAGGTTTTGGGGGCAAGTAAGCTGGTGGTGCTGTCTACCCTGCCATTGGCGTATTTGTACGCTCAAATCCCTTGTATCGATCACATTACCAACAACGAAAAAGAAGGCATATCCCAAGAATGCGATTATTGGATCGGATCGATGAGCCTTCCATTCATTGCTTTGCACTGCCCTGCTCCTGTTCGTGCGCTGTTCCCAATAACTCAAAACAAGGTCATTGGAAGCGAGGGGTATTTAGATGCCAAGCCAAGCCAGATACTGCCCTTTGTTGGCGTGAACTGGGGCGCTTCAAGGCGTTACCTGCACGGGATTAAAAGCACGACCCCAGAGCGCATGATGGAGCTTGTGGGCAAGAACGCATACAGCCTGAACCCAGAAGAGGATGGCCCGTTCATCAAGTTACCTGACAACGGCTGGAAAAAAGATTGGCAGAAGACAGCAGAACACATGAAGTCCATGAAAGCTGTTGTCACGGTGGACACTGGAACGGCGCACATGGCTGGCGCTTTGGGCGTGAAATGTATCGTGCTGTTGCCAGAAGACGATTATGTCTGCTGGAGATGGAAGAATGCTGTTTGGTATGACTCAGTGATTGCCCTGAGACAGCATGAATGGAACCGTGTACCTGAACTTTTAAAGGAAATTTGATATGGCAAACACTTACACTTGGGCAATCGCTTACATGGATACCAAGCCTTCTGACGATGGCCTGACTGATGTGGTGATCTCTTGTCAATGGAATTGCAGTGCAACCACTGGCGGCGATACGCCAACCAATGCGTCAAGCTATGGGTATGCCCACTTTGGCCCACCCAGCACTCAAGACTTCACCGCTTACTCCAACTTGACGCAAGATCAAGTATTGGGATGGGTGTGGGCATCTGGAGTAGATCAAGCCGCCGTTGAAGCTGGCCTGGACTCACAAATTGAGCAGATGCTGAACCCTCCGTCAGTGATTCTTCCCAACCCTTGGGCATAATAGATGAGGGGTTCCATCGCTGCCCCATTTCAGCGATGCTTTGGAGAAGAAATCCATGAATGAAGAAGTCAAAGTCAGCCTGCAACTCATGAACGGTATCTTGAACTATTTGGGAACTAAGCCCTACGGTGAGGTGTTCCAGATTGTCAATGCCATCCACGGTGAAGTGCAGCCCCAAATCCAAATGCCTGATATGGCAAACACCGATGAAGCTGCAAAGCCCGTCACGGACGCTGCCTGACGGCAGTATCGAGCCCGCACACGCCGTGGAAGTTCTCTGCGGTGCGTGCGGCTACGACCTGGATCAGTCCGAGATCGACGCAGACATCTGCGCCGATTGCGGGCAACCACTGAACTTGCAAAAGTCAGTGGCGATTGAGATCACGACGGTTCCTGCTGCATCGGGAGCAACCATGTAAGGAGCAGAGATGAATTGGTCAGACGTACTTAAGGCAGTTATCCCAATCGTGGTCATGTCCCTGGCATGGCTTTTGGGCCAGGTCAACAGCTTTTCTGAGCGCCTGACCAGGATCGAGGGCCAAATGCCGGCCTTGATCACCAAAGAGGGCGTCCCTACGGACAGCCCTATTTCTGCCGAGCGCAGAGCCATCATCAAAGAGCAGTTGATGACACACATCAATGAGTTGCAAGTCAAAGTCAGGCTCCTCGAAGAGCGTGAGCGCATAGGGAAAAAGCCATGATTCCAGCACTTCTCGCACCCCTTCTGTCCCAGGGTCTGAGTCTGATCGGCAATGCCGTGATGGCCAAGGGCAAAGACTGGGTTGAAGAAAAGACCGGCGTCAAGCTCGACGGACCTCTTTCTGATGCCGATACGCTCAAGCTCCGGCAGTACGAGATGGACCACCAAGAAGAGCTTTTGCGCCTCCGTATCGAAGAGAAAAAGCTCGGCATTGACGAGTTGCAGGCCTTTGCTGCCGCCATTCAAAACGAGAACAACAACATCTCTGATCGATGGAAAGCGGACATGTCGTCCGACTCTTGGTTGTCCAAAAACATCCGCCCGATGGCTCTGATCGCTATTTTTGTGGCATTTTTTCTGTTCACCATGATGTCGGCGTTTGGCTATAACGCACAAGAGAGCTACGTAAATCTGCTGGGCCAGTGGGGCCAAATCATCTTCCTTGCATATTTTGGTGGTCGCACGGTTGAGAAGCTGGCGGACATGAGGAGTAAAAAAGAATGAGCCTGAGCCAAGAACAAGCAGCCTTCCTGCGGGACATGTGCAAGCTCGTGGAATACGCATCATCCCAGGGCTTCATGGTGACCCCTGGCGAGCTTTACCGCACCCCTGAGCAGCAAGAACTTTATGTCAAAACTGGTCGCAGCCAGACGATGAATTCGTTGCATTTAAAGCGCTTGGCGATTGACTTTAATTTCTTCCAAGACGGCAAGTTGGTCTACGACAAGAA